AATCTAGTTACTACCGAAGGCGATTTTAAGAAGGCAGCAGAGCTTGCAGGGTACTCAGGCAATCACTATCAAGTACTCAAATCCTTAAAAGAAGAAGTAGTCGATTTGGCTTCAGATGTTCTTGCTCGTTCCGCACCTAAAGCAGCTTTCAAATTAGTTGAGATGATAGATAGCAACAGACCAATTCCTCAAGCTAGTCAAAAGCTCAATGCAGCACAGACAATACTTGATAGAGTAGGCGTTGCTAAGACAGACCGCGTACAAGTAGATCATAATGTACAAGGGGGTATCTTTATATTGCCTGAGAAACATTCAGTAGTGATAGAGGATACAGAGTTTAGTGATATAACAAAGGAGGAAGATTAATTATGGATACTATAATTATAATTGGTTTTATAGTAGTAGTTGCTGCTGTCTTGATTAAAAGACGTAAGCCTGAACTATATGCATCTTTAAAATCAAAACTAAAGTTCAAGTAAGATGAATAGAGAGAACGGCTATATAAAACGTGCATCCTCAACTATTCCTTTTGGTTATGAGATAGATCTTGAATCAAGATACTTGAAACCTATACCAGAACAGATAGAAGCACTTGGTTTAGTAGAGAAGATGATTGTTGATGAAGAAATATCATTACAAGAAGCTGTTGATTGGTTAGAATATAAAACCGATAGAACTATATCACGTGCAGGTCTTAAAAAACATGTAGATAAGAAGTATGGAAAACGAAGCGAAAGATTGGGAACTGAACCCAGATCGTTACTTGCAAGATAACGAAGGTAACTTTGTCCGTAAGAAAGACGGTACACCACGTTTAAAAGCAGGCAGACCTAAAGGATCAGGTGGAAGTTACCATGTTTCTGGCTCGCAGAAAGCCAAATATGCTGTTCACCGTAAGATAGCTCGTAAAAAGAAAAACATAAAGAAGTTAGAAGAAAAGCTTAACAATGCTAGAAAGTCTTACAAAGCCACAACCAATACAATAAATAAGCTTTCCGATAAGACGGATCGCGTTGTTACGCCTTCAGAGCTAGAAGCCCTACCGAAAGCAGTACAGGAAGTATTGCCAGAACAAGATGTTCTTTTTCATCCTAATGATGGACCACAGACTGATTTCCTTGCTGCAGGCGAGAAGGATGTTTTGTACGGTGGAGCTGCTGGTGGTGGTAAAAGCTACGCAATGTTAATTGATCCACTACGCTACGCACATAAGAAAGCTCATCGCGCACTAATTCTTAGACGTTCTATGCCAGAACTGCGCGAAATGATAGACAAATCCAGAGAACTATACCCTCTTGCATTTAAAGGAGCTAAGTTCCGAGAAGTTGAAAAGCTTTGGAACTTTCCAAGTGGTGCAAAGGTAGAGTTTGGCTTCCTTGAACGTGATGCTGATGTATATCGTTATCAAGGACAAGCATACAGTTGGATTGGATTTGACGAAATAACACACCTACCTACAGAGTTTAGTTGGAACTACCTAGCTTCCCGACTACGTACTACTGATTCTACTATACAAACATACTTACGCTGCACAGCAAATCCGGGCGGTGTAGGTTCGCATTGGGTAAAGAAAAGATATATAGAACCTGCAGAACATAATACAAGCTTTAAAGGCGGTGATGGTTTGTCTAGAAAGTTTATTCCCGCAAAACTTGCGGATAATCCTTATCTTGCGGAAGATGGCATATATGAACAAATGCTTAAGTCTTTACCGCCTATTCAGCGTAGACAGCTCTTAGAAGGTAATTGGGATGTTGCAGAAGGAGCTGCTTTTGTAGAATTTGATACGCAAGTTCATGTAATTCCTCCATTTAAACTGCCTATAGGGTGGGAAAGAGTGAAAGGAGTTGACTATGGATATGCCTCTGAAAGCTGTTGTTTATGGGGAATTATAGATAGTAATGACGGAACTTTAATAATTTATCGAGAATTATACAGAAAAGGCTTGACAGGAGAGGAATTAGGCAGTATAATAACACATATGGAACTTGAAGATCCTTTTGCAGTTTCTGGCGTTCTAGACACCGCAGCTTGGGCTAAAACAGGCTCTTCAGGACCGACTGTTGGTGAAGCTCTGTTACGCGCAGGACATAAGTTAAGAAGAGCTGATAAGAACAGAGTACAGGGAAAAGTTCAGATACACGAATTTTTAAAAATTAAAGAAAGTGGTAGACCTAAGTTACAGATATTTAACACTTGTCCTAACTTAATAAGAGAGTTACAAGGGATACCGTTATCAAAAACAAATCCAGAGGATGTAGATACTCATGCTTCGGATCATGCATATGATGCTTTAAGATATATGATAATGAGCAGACCTAGAATAGTAAGCCCATATGACAGGATACGAGAGTTGAAAAGAGAAATGTACGCACCTTCTGATGCAACCTTTGGTTATTGAACATGGCAGAAAAAGAAAATACATTTTTAAACGCTGATAACATTTATGAAAATGTCGAAGGTGAGGCTGGTAAAATTCTTGATTTAGAATTTGACCAACAAAATAATCTTGTCGGTCTTATAAAAAGTAGATTTGAACAAGCTGAAGATTCTCGTAAAGTAGACGAAAGACGCTGGTTACGTTCTTATGAAAACTATAGAGGACTATATGCAAAGTCTGTTAAGTTTAGAGAGTCTGAGAAGTCTAGAGTATTTGTTAAAGTTACTAAAACAAAAGTACTAGCAGCCTTTGGACAATTAGTAGATGTTATATTTGGAACTGGTAAGTTCCCTATTGGCATTAGTGAAACTAAAGTTCCCGAAGGTGAGCATGCTTCAGCACATCTAGACATACAAAACCCTATGCAAGGCATAGAAACATCTCTTCCTAATGAAGAAATACCTGCTAACATAGGTAATCGTATAGAAGATGAACCACAAGAAAATCCTTATGATATAGGTTATGAAGGTGATGGACGAACTTTAAAAGCTGGAGCTACTTTTGGTAAAGGTGTTTTTAACGATAGTCTTGAAGACCAAGCAGAAGCTAAAGGATTTTTACAAGAAGGTTTCAGTCCTAATCCTCAAGTACTAGAAATAAGTCCTGCACAAGAAGCAGCAAGACGTTTAGAAAAATTAGTACATGACCAGATAGATGAATCTAACGGATCATCTGAAATAAGAAATGCCTTACTTGAATCTTCATTGTTAGGCACAGGTATTGTTAAAGGACCATTTAACTTTAACAAAACACTTAGTCGTTGGACAGAGAATGAAGAAGGTGAAAGGGAATATAATCCTTTAGAGGTTAGAGTTCCTAGAATAGAATTTGTAAGTTGTTGGGATTTTTATCCTGATCCTGCAGCAACTAATATGGACGAGTGTGAATACGTTATACACCGTCATAAAATGAATCGTAGTCAACTTAGACAGTTGCGCAACATGCCATACTTTGACGAAGATGAAATTCGTGAATGTATTAAGATGGGTGCTAACTACGATGAGAAAGATTTTGAACAGAAACTAAGAGATAATTCTAAAACAGAAGAAGAGTATAATTCTAATTTTGAAGTTCTTGAGTATTGGGGGATGATGGATGCTGAATACGCAAGAGAAGTAGGAATAGATTTACCTAAGTCAGTAGATGATTTAGACGAAGTTCAAGTTAATGCGTGGACATGCGGTAATAAATTATTAAGAGCAGTTATTAATCCTTTTACACCTTATCGTATTCCATACCATGCTTTCCCATATGAGAGAAATCCTTATAACTTCTTTGGTATTGGTGTAGCGGAGAACATGGATGACAGTCAGCAAATAATGAACGGACACGCTAGAATGGCTATAGATAACCTAGCTCTTTCTGGTTCGATAGTTTTTGATATTGATGAGTCTGCTCTTGTAGGTGGACAATCAATGGATATATATCCGGGAAAAGTTTTCCGTAGACAAGCAGGGATGCCCGGACAATCAATACACGGATTAAAATTTCCAAACACATCTAATGAAAACATGATGATGTTTGATAAATTCAGACAGCTTGCTGATGAGCAAACTGGAATACCTAGCTATAGTCACGGACAAACAGGTGTTCAAAGCATGACAAGAACAGCATCTGGTATGTCAATGTTGTTAGGAGCAGCTAGTTTAAACATTAAAACAGTTGTAAAAAACCTAGATGATTTCTTATTAAGACCTCTAGGCGAAGCATATTTCCAATGGAACATGCAGTTTTTTGAAGGTGATTTAGATGTTAAAGGCGATTTAGAAGTTAAAGCTACTGGAACAAATAGCTTAATGCAGAAAGAAGTAAGAAGTCAAAGATTGACTATGTTCTTACAGACTGCACAAAGTCCGGCTATTGCTCCGTTTGTTAAAATTTCTAAATTGATAAGTGAACTAGCCTATAGCTTAGATTTAGATCCTGATGAAATACTCAACGATCCTGAAGAAGCAGCTATCATGGCTCAAATAATAGGTATGCAAAATGCTGGACAAAATACAGGCGAGGAAGCTCAACCCACTGGTCAACAACCCGAAGCAATGGGAGGCGGTGGAGGAGTACCTCAAGCACCTCAAGACATTGGAGTTACAGGTACTGGCGGTGGCAACATCGGAATTGGAAATGTACCGCAGTCAGGGGAGAGTGAGTTCTCTGGAACGATTGCTGCAGCTCCCCCAACAGGTTAAACAAATAATTAAAGAGACTAAATAATGCCAAAGAAAAAGAAAAAAGGATTACTATCCGATGACAAAGCCAGAGTAGGTTATCAAGAGGGTGCTGACGTAACAGAAAATGATACAGAAGAAACAATACTTGTAGATTTAGAGTTTACTCCAGAACAAATAACTGAAATAATGAAAATGGTAGACGAAGAAAGAAACGAAATAATAAAAGCAAGAAAAGAAGAAATACTAGAAAATGAAAAAAGAGCTGCTGAAATTGCCCTTGAAGCAGGAACTAAATTACACGATGAAGATTTAAGAAATCAAAAACAAGGTGGCGGTTTATTAAGTGATGATAAAGCTCGTATGGCTTATGCCGAAGGTGAAGAAGTTGCTGCAGAAGATGAAGATATGGAAGGAGTTGCAATCTCTATATCTCCTGTAACAGCAACTAAAGAAGACATAGAACAAGCAGAAACAGCAGATACAGACGAAATGGTATCTGATAATGAAATGGAACAAGATCATCTAGATTTTATAATAGATAACGCATTAGATAAAGAAGATGAAGCATACTTAATGGAAGTATTACAAGCTGATTCAAGACTTAGTATGATATTTGATAGAGTCATGGATACAGCTTCAGAATTTTCAGGGGATGGACCTGTTGAAGGTTTAGGCTCTGAGGTCTCCGATTCGATACCTGCAAGGTTATCGGATGGTGAGTTTGTTATGACAGCTAAAGCTGCTGATGAAATCGGTCCTGATAATTTACAGAACATGATGGATGAAGCAGAAGAAGTTAGTGATAACAGACAACAAGCAGCACAGGGTGGTGAAATAGAAGATGACAAACCTATAGTTAGTGAGTTCGGAAAACCTGTTGATGAAGACATCGCAGAAGACGAAATCAAAAAAGGAATGTTATCTGTTAATCCACGCTTGCAATAACGATAGAGCTACCTTAGTTTATTCTAAGCCCTCTATCACAACATTAACCGAAAGGCTACCTTTACAAAAACAAACCCTGCACAGTCGACACATGCAGCTACTTTGTTTAGAAAGCCCTGAGTAGGAGTAAAGAAAATGGCTAAAACAAGTCAAAAAGAAGAACCTAAAGCTAATCCGTATAATCAAACTAAAGATTGGCACGATGGAGAAAAGACAGAATTTGTATCTTCAGATAGTTTATTTTTCTCACAACCAGAAGCAGAAGAAGTTTCTGATAATGTAGAAGAGAAAGAAACTAAAGCTAAAACTAAGAAGGCTGCTAATAAAGATAAACCTTATAGCAAACCTGATTATAAAAAAAGATACGATGACTTAAAATCTCATTACGATAAAAAACTTAACGAGTTTAAGTCTAGAGAACAGACGCTTATAGAAGAAGCCAGTAGTGGCAAACATAACTATAAAGCTCCTAAGACTAAAGAAGAACTTGAAGAGTTTAAAAAGCAGTATCCTGATGTATATGATGTTGTAGAAACTGTATCAGATTTAAGAAGCGGTGAGAATATAAAATCTTTACAAGATAAAATCTCAGCACTTGAAAAACGAGAAACAGAAATTTTACAACGTGAAGCTGAGAAAAGGCTTCGTTCTAAACATCCTGATTTTGATGATATTCGCAACAGCGAAGATTTTCATAGTTGGGCTAAAGAACAGCCTCAATCAATTCAAGATTGGATATACAGTAACGCAGATGATGCTGACTTAGCAAGCCGAGCTTTGGACTTGTTTAAAAAGGATTTAGGCATTACCACTTCTTCTAAGACTAAAAAACCATCTTCTAAGCAGTCCAATAAATCTGCTGCTGATATGGTTTCAACTAAGACAACCGCAGTTGAGCCGAAGCAAGAGAGAATTTGGACTGAAAGGGAAATTGCTGCAATGTCTATACATGAGTTTGACAAGTTTGAAGACGAAATTAGTCAAGCTGTTGCAGATGGCAGAGTAGTAAAACAATAACTTTTAATTTTAACTTTTAAGGAGTAAACAAAATGGCATATAATCAATCAGACCAGTATTTTGAGCCAAGCACAGATACTGATGCCAACTTTGCGAACTCCGTAAGTGGTCAAAATAATTCGTTTTTTCTTCCTGCAGTCTACTCTAAAAAGGTTCTAAACTTCTTTAGAAAGGCTTCAGTGATAGAAGCGATCACCAACACAGATTACGCTGGTGAATTATCCGCTTTCGGAGATTCTGTAAAGATTATTAAAGAACCTGAAATTACTGTGTACCAATATGAACGTGGTGCTGACGTAACTCAAACTAAGCTAACCGACCAAGAGCTTACTCTTGTTGTAGATACAGCTAACGCATTTAAATTCAAAGTGGATGACATTGAAAGTAACATGTCTCACGTGAATTGGCGTGAAGTTGCAGCATCTTCAGCAGCGTATTCTCTTAAAGATGCTTTTGATGAGGGCGTTCTTGCTACTATGTTCTCAGGTGTTTCTGCATCAAGTCCTAACCACGTGTTAGGTTCTGATAGTGCTACTGATCTAGCAGAAGGAACATTTGACGGAACAGGTAATCTTGATATAGGTTTTGGATCATCTGAACATGATCCTATTGATGTTCTAGGGCATATGGCTCGTCTTCTTGACGATCAAAATATCCCTGAAGAAGGACGTTGGTTCGTAGCATCTCCGGATTTCTACGAAGTTCTGTCTAAAACAGCATCGAAACTTTTATCTGTTGATTACAACGCAGGTCAAGGTTCAATCAGAAACGGTCTAGTAACTTCTGGTAAGTTGCGTGGATTCAGTATGTACAAGTCAAATAACATTGCAAGCACATCTAATGCTGCTGGTAAATGTATTGCTGGTCATATGAGTTCTACAGCGACAGCTCAGACTATTACAAGTACTGAAGTATTGCGAGATCCTGATAGCTTTGGCGATATAGTACGAGGTCTTCATGTTTATGGAGCTAAAGTACTACGCGCAGGAGCATTAGTTTCAGCTTTCTACGGTATCGACTAATACTGAAATAGATTAGGGAGGTGTAAAAACCTCCCCTTTCTTTTAACATTCACTAAACAATTTAAATAGAGGTAAATAAAATGGCAGCAGTCAATATAAGAGATACAGGACGGAACTCAGCTAGAACAGTAGATGTCCGTGAGCTTGCTACTAAAGTACAAAAACCCTCAGATACAGAAGCAATAACCGCAGCTAACACAATTACAGCAGCAGAATCGGGTACTCGTTTCGTAATGAACACAGCTACAGCTAGAATCCAAACTCTTCCTTCTCCAGCAGCAGGATTAGAGTATTGGTTTTATGTTGGAGCAACAGAGCCTACAACTTCACATACAATAGTCACAGCATCAAGTGCTAACATTATTGTAGGTAACGTATCTTCTCCTGAAGATGCAGCAGGTGATGTAGCTACAGTTACAGACGCAGATACTATTTCATTAGTGGCTAGTAAAGCCGTTCATGGAGATTATGTACATGTGTGGTCTGACGGTACTAACTGGTATCTAGATGGTCAATGTAAAGTACAAGACGGTATTACAACAACTCAAGCTAGTTAATAATGCCACAACTAGGCAATGACAAAAATCCTATGATCCTAAATGGCTCTAAGAAACAAAAAAGTACTAGAGTCTTAGGATTATTAGGTCAAGCATATTCTGGAGAAGCAAAACAGAACTATCTTGATAATTATGATCGTATATTTGGTAAGAAAAGGAGCAGAGACAATGCCTGAGTTAGGATACGGTAAACAAGTTAAGTATAAAGATATTACAGATATGGAAGGCTATTATCAAAATTCTGAGGATAAACAAAATCGTCATTCAGATAATAGACAAGATGTTAAATCAGATAAGAAATAATGGCAACTACATATCTAACATTAGCTAATGAGACTTTACGAGAACTCAACGAAGTTCAATTAACATCATCAAACTTTTCAGGTGCTGTAGGAATACAAGCATTTGTTAAAGAATCTATTAATAGATCTTTGAATGATATTGCAAACGAAGAGCCTCAGTTACCCTTCTTTGCTGCTGCAGCTAGTGGTGGTACAGATCCTTTTTATGGTAACGTAACCGTAGCATCTGTAGCAGGAACTCGATGGTATACGCTTAAATCAGGAAGCTCTAGTATAACTACTGATTATGCTTCAATAGATTGGGATGATTTCTACATTACGACAATAAGTGTATCAGGAGAATCAGCTCCATATGTTTCTAGAGGATTAAAGTTTATATCTTTATCGGATTGGAGAAGATATTTAAGAGATTCGGAGAACGCAGACGATGCAGATACTCAAAACTATGGCGAACCTCGCTATGTTATACGTAGTCCGGACCATCGTAAGTTTGGGCTTAGTCCTATACCAGATAAAGTGTACAATGTTCACTTTTATGCTTACGCTAAACCAACTGCTTTATCAGCATACGATGATGCTATTGTTCTTCCTGACCAATATTCGCCTGTTATATTAGCTAGAACTAGGTACTATGTACATCAGTTTAAAGAGAATAATCAGCAAGCAGCTTTTGCATTAGATGATTATAAGAAAGGCATGAAGCA